CTGGGGTCGAACTGGGACTGGAAAGTCACGCAAGGCTTGGGAGGATGCGGGAATGGACGCTTACCCTAAAGATCCAAGAACCAAATTCTGGTGCGGCTACCGTGGGCAAGCGAATGTTATTATTGATGAATTTTGTGGAGGTATCGATATCTCACATATGCTCCGATGGCTCGACCGTTATCCAGTCATTGTGGAAATCAAAGGAGGAAGCCGCTGCCTCAATGCTTCCGATTATTGGATCACGTCAAACATCGACCCAAGAAACTGGTACCCCGAAGCAACGGAAGAACAGAAGGAAGCGCTCATGCGACGTTTAAAAGTGACTCATTTTGACTCTTTATAATAAAAATAAGTTACCTAAATGGAATTTGTTAGTGGTTTATCAGGAGCAACTTTAGGATACATTCAAGGAGATACTAGAGGAGCTATAAAAGGCTGGAAACTTGGTAGAAAACTTTACCAAAATAAGCAACAACGAATGCCTCCAATTAAGAGAACAACTCCAACTCCTAGAACGAGACGATCCCGCCGACGAGTCTCGGTTAGTGGATTCCCAACTCCAAGTACAAGAAGTTCAATGGGCGACTCTACGATGTCACGTAGATCGTCTTTACTTTCGTCAAGTAGTTCTCGTAGTAGCAATTTTAGTAGTACTAGCGAAGGAAATGTACGGGATGTTAAGCGTACTGTGAAAAGAAAGAAGGGTGTTACGTTTAAGAAACCTAAGAAAGTCAAAGTTACTAGAGACTTTAGAGAGAAGGTTAAAAAGACTTTATCAGCTTCAAAAATGCATGGAATTTATGAAGATGTTCAGTATGGAGCTATGCAACCAGCTGTAAACAATGTACAGTTGGTGCACAACTTTTTGAACGCGTCAAGTGGCCAAACATTTGATCCGTTGTATATACTTAGTTGTGCATCATCGTTGTTTAACAGCAAAGTGCCGGTGCGCGTTCCAACCATCGCCGATGCCAATAATTTTAATGGTGCTAAAACAAAGATAGAAGTTATCAACAGTTATGCAGTTTATAGATTCAAAAACAATTCAACCTATCAAGTCGAAATAGATTTTTATACATGTGCTCCTAAGATTGTTACAGAAACAATTACACCAATAGATGCGTGGGCTGATGCGTTGGTTACAGATACATTAGCATCTCCTGAAAGTGGTCCCAACGTATTAGGAAATGACAATACAGTTATGTTTATGCGTCCTACAACTTGTAAGAGCTGGAATAAATACTGGAAGGCATCAGTTACTAAATTGGTTATGGAACCAGGTCAATCTACAGAAATTAGTGTAGATGGACCAAAGAATGTTCAATATGACTTTAACAAGTATTATAAAGATGGTTTATTCCAATCAAATCAGAGAACAACTCGATGGTGTTTTGCAGTTGTTCGCAATTGTTTAGGTGCTACAACTCTTGCAACCGTTGGTAGATACGGTGCTGTTGGAGGTGCAGCTACTCAAGTGATATATGAAGTTAAGCGTTTTGTTAAACTAGCAATGCCTGATGAGACAGGGTTCTTGTACCCTGCAGTGTATCCGGGTGGTAGTACACAGCTTAACAATCGTCGTAGAGATGCATATATTATGCGTAATTGGGCTGATGCTATTGCAGGTGTTCAAGAAATGGTGGTTGAAGTTAATCCAACAGTTGTGTATACTCCTGCGTAATAAAATATTTTTGAGTACCTGTACAGTCGTGTGCTATCAGAACTACTGTGTTAACACAACTGCTACTTTATAATTAGCCCAGTGCAACGTAGGCCGACAGGCCGTTGTTAATGTATAGTCTCAACAACCAGACTACGATAGTGCGACCAGTAAACCACCAACGATTCTTGAGAATCGTAATATTACTTACTGGTCGCGGTTCTCAATTCTCGGATCTCAGGGTACCTTCACGGTACCCAAAAAGTGAAAATTGGGAACCCCCCATGGGTACCCTTGTGGTACCCTGGAAAAAAGCAAAAGATGAAACGTTTAATGACACAGATGAAACGTTTTATTAAATGACACCCCATGACCATTTTGATCTAAATGAAAATAATAAGTATAAATAGCGAGAGTATTTGACTAGTATTATTGATAAAAATGGTACCACAATGGCTCAAAACCGAAGACAAGGGATATTCTGGATCCTTACGATCCCCCAACACTGCTACGTCCCCTATCCTGATGAGCGGAATTTGCAATGGGCCCGAGGTCAACTGGAACTCGGTCAAGAAGGAGGGTACCTCCACTGGCAGATTATTGTCGCCTTCAGGCAGAAGAAGTCTCTCCGGGGCGTTCGAGAGTTGTTCGGACCGTACAACGCCGAGCTTACAAGGAGCGCAGCCGCCGATGAATACTGCTGGAAGGATGACACCAGAGTCGAAGGCACCCAATTCGAGTTCGGGTCCAAACCGATACAAAGAAACTCGCAAATCGAATGGGATCGTATATGGGATGCCGCCCAAAAGGTTTGACAATGGAATTGACGGTGAGGGAAATATTATGGAAATCCCAACCCATATACGTTTTCAAAGTTACCGGACTATCCGACAAATCAGTGCAGACTATGCGGAGCCACTTGGAATGGAGCGATCTTGTCATGTATTCTGGGGTCGAACTGGGACTGGAAAGTCACGCAAGGCTTGGGAGGATGCGGGAATGGACGCTTACCCTAAAGATCCAAGAACCAAATTCTGGTGCGGCTACCGTGGGCAAGCGAATGTTATT